TAAAAATATGTATTGATCGAGTCGCAAGTCAATGTGCGAAACTCAAACCCAGATTTATAAAAACCGAAAACGATAAGACAGTAACCGAGAAAAAAGGTAGGCTGTCTTTTCTTTTGAAGTATAAACCAAACGAAATAATGACACCATATGACTTTATCTACAAAACGATCACTTTGCTCTTGCTGAATGATAATGCGTTTGTTTATCCGAAGTTCGATAAAGATACAGGTGAACTAAAAGGTATCTATCCATTAAGACCGATCACTGTAGAAATCATTGTGGATAGTTCTGACACCTACTTTATCAAGTTCTTGTTTGATAATGGTGAGTCGTACATTTTGCCATATGATAATGTTATTCATTTAAGACGACATTTTGGTCAGAACGATATCTTTGGAGGAACTGGTTCAGCTGGGGATCATGAAGCAATCCTTAAAACCATATCAATAAATGATAGTTTGCTTCAAGGCATAGATAATGCGATTAAATCTTCTATGCAAATCAAAGGTATCTTAAAGATGAATGGGATGTTGTCAGAAACAGACAAGAAGAAGCAACGTGAATTATTTGATGCTGCATTATCAGAATCCGTAAGTTTGAAGGGGAGTTCCATTATTCCTATTGATTTGAAGTCGGAATATATCCCTTTAGAAGTTGATCCTAAACTGATTGATAAGGACACGCTGGAATTCTTACAAGCAAAGATTCTTGATTACTTTGGAGTATCAGTACCAATATTTACAAACAAGTACACAGAAGATGAATATAACTCATTCTATGAGTCAACGATAGAGCCTTTAGCTATTCAACTTAGCGAGGCTTTTTCTTTAGGTTTACTTACTGATAATCAACTAGAGCGTGGAGAAGAAGTCATATTCTACAGCGAAAGATTACAGTATGCTTCATGGAATACGAAAGTAGCTGCTATTGAGAAACTTATGAGTCTAGGCATTATGTCACTCAATGAATCAAGAGCATTACTTGGATTAGAACCTATCGAAGGTGGAAACAAACGACTTCAATCATTAAACTTTGTCGATGCTGATAAGGCAAATCAATATCAAGTAGGAACGGAGGAACCTAAAGATGAAAATAACAGTTAATGGAAAGATATCAGAAGATGCATTAAAGGTTATCTTAGAAACGCAAAAGAAAAAGACCATCATCATTGATGATTATTGTAAAAAGGAAAAACTCGAGTCACTTTTTTATAAAGACTCTGAGCTTGAATATGAATATCAAAAACCAGAAAAACAAGTAACGCCAAAACCTAAGAAAGTAGAGACTCGTAAAGATGATAAAGGAAACTAGACTCGCAGATGTCACGCTTCATGAAGAAGATGACAAAATGATTCTTGAAGGCTATGCATTAGTCTTTAACAATGAAACATTAATAGGTGATGAAGAATATGGTTTCTTAGAAGAAATCGATTCTAGAGCTCTATCAGAAACAAAAATGAAGGATGTTCCTATGAAATACAATCATATGGACTCTTTTTTAATTATCGCTAGAACCAAGAATCAATCTTTATCACTTACTGTAGATAGTATCGGTTTGAAAGTACGTGCTGAATTGTTAGATACAAATACGAACCAGGATATATACAAAATGGTGAGAAGTGGATTATTAGATAAGATGAGTTTTGCTTTTACGGTGGATGAACAAGTATGGAATCGTGAAGGCAGAATTCCAAAGAGAACTATTACAAAAATTGAAAGGTTGTATGATGTGTCGGTTGTGGATACTCCGGCATATGATGCAACAAGTATATACGCTCGTTCTTTAGAATCTATGGAGTTAGAACTAAAGGCTATGGAGTTAGCAGAGCAGGAAGAACAATCAAAAATTATTAAAAAACGAATCAAAATCAAATCACAAATTTAAAAGGAGATAAAATCATGAATTTAGAATTAAGACGAAAAGAAATCGAATCAAGACTGACTGAGATCAGAGGTCTTGTCGATAATGAAACAGATATTACAAAACTTGAAACATTCGAAACTGAAACGACTGAGCTTCAGGAAGAACGAAGTGTTATTGATAAGAAAATGGCGATTGCAAGTAAAACAGAAATCAAACCGATTGTTATCGACAACAGAACAAAAATTGATAAAGAAAAACTAGAACAACGTGCAGCAAGTTTGCGTGAAAGTCGTGTGATTCAAGTATCAAGTGAAGAAATCTTACTACCTGATCATACAGCTTCAGGATTAGCACCAGTACCATTTGCTCAAGTGTCAACTCTTGTTGATCGTGTTAATGTTATCAACTTAAATGGTGGAGAAACGTACAAGAAATCATTTGTTAAGAGCAATGGTATCGCTGGAACTACACTTGAAGGACAACCTTATAGTGAAACAGAACCTGCATTTGGTTATTTGACAATTTCCAAAGTGAAGATTACTGCTTATACAGAAATCACAGAGGAACTTGAAAAACTACCTGCGATTCCTTATCAAGCAGAAGTATTGCGTAATATCAATATTTCACTGAAAAAGAAAATCAGCGAACAAATCTTACGTGGTGCTGGAACGACTAACACCTTCACAGGTATCTTTAGTGATGCAGCAGTAGCTCTTGCGGATACTACTCCACTTGAAATTGAAGCAATCACCGATTCAACATTAGATGATATTGTCTTTGCTTATGGGGGAGATGAAGAAGTCGAAGGTGGAGCAGTTCTTATCTTGAATAAGAATGACTTACGTGCATTTGCTGGACTCAAAACTCCAGAAGGAAGAAAAGTCCATTCAATTGATTATGTCAACAAAACAATCGATGGTATTCCTTATATCATCAACTCGAACTGTAAAGCTATCTCAGATAGTAATACTGTGGCTGGTGAGTATGGTATCGCTTATGGTGCACTTAAAAACTATGAAGTACCTGTATTCTCACCAGTTGAAATCGGTAAATCAACTGATTACAAATTCAAAGATGGAATCATCAGCTACAAAGCATCTGTGTTCACAGGTGGTAACGTAGTCGGATATAACGGATTCCTACGTATCAAAAAGAAAGCTGCAGCTTAATAGTTAGCGCTTGATAACAAAGTAAGAAAGGATTGATCTCATGGCTATACTTGATATCGTAAAAAAAGCATTGCTTATCCCCTTGACAGAATCATATGCTGACGATGAACTCTCTACTCACATTAGTAGTTGTAAAGCCTACTTAACGAGTTGTGGGATCGATCCGACTTACATAAATGACGAATCAAATCCAATGGTTAGTACTGTGATAATTATTTATGTGAAGACATTCTTTGGTTTTAAGAATGATGGAAGTGCAAAAGAACTACCGAAAACATTTGATATGTTGGTAGGACAGATTGCATTAACTAAAGGAGCAGAAGAAAATGTATCCTAATTCACCGAATATATCACTAAAATTACTAACCATTGATTTGGTTCAAAATTCTATTGGTTCTTCAACATACCAACTTATAAACTCAAAAGAAGTCATTGGCATTAACTTCAGTATCACATCAAATGAATACTATGAAAGTAAACGGTCAGATATTAGGATTGACATTGCCTTGAAAATTCAAAGCTTCTTATACGATGGCAGTAAGTATGCTGACATTGCAGGAGACATCTATAAAATTGAACGAACGTATCAGATTGGACAGTTTATTGAACTCTATTTAAGTAAATCCAAGATCAGAAAGAGTGATATCATTGATTACGCTTGATGAACTTGGAGTTGCCATTTCAAATATGGTAGAAGAGTATGCTGAAGACATTATTGGAAAACTTGAAAAGCTACTAGATGAAACGGCACAGGAAATCGTGAAGTATATCAGTACTCATGCACCAAGAAGTGGTGGTTCAAAACCATTCGCTGACTCGTTTGTTGCTGAACCAATAGGTAGTGGTGTCAACAAGACAATTGTGATCTTTTCTAATGAAAAAGGAAAGCTGACACACTTACTAGAGTTTGGTTTTACGCATCGAAGTGGGAAGTATGTAGGACCTAGACCATTCATGCGTCCAGCATATGATTTGCTTACACCGAAGATGCTAGAAGACATCAAATCGATTATTGAAAAAGGTGATAGTTAATGCAGGAAAAATTGGAAGCATTATATGATACTTTGAATTCCGTTTTACCTGGTAAGGTATCTTATGGAACCAGAGTAGGATTAGAAGACGATCCTAACTATATCATCTATCAAGAATTAAGTAATCGATCAATTGTATATGCAGATGATAGAGTAGTTGCAAAGGTAGCAACTTTTCAAGTCAGTTTAATCACTGAAAAGAAGAACTTAGGACTAGAAGAACAACTAGAAGCATCCCTTTATTTTATGGGATATGAATTTGAATTATTATCTGAATTTGTCAATGAAGACAGTTCAGTTAATAGAGTATATGAAATCAAACAGGAGGTTTTTTAAATGAGTAATAAAGTCACATTTGGTTTAACAAACGTACACTACGCACTTGCTACTCAAGCAGAAGATGGAAGTTGGACCTTTGCTACGCCTAAACGTTTAGAAGGTGCACAGGAAATTACAACGGAAGCCATCGGTGGAAGTACACAAGTGTATGCAGATGATAAGGTGATTGCAACATTAGTATCCAATTCAGGCTCTAACGTAACACTTAAATTTACGGAGATTGATGACGTGTTCAAAAAGGACATCTTTGGTGTTCTAGAAGATACAAATGGAAATCTAGTAGAAGTTGTAAATGGCGAAACAAAGACATTTGCTTTAGGCTATGAAATTCAAGGTGATATCAAAGCGAGACGAATTTGGTATTTCTTATGTACGGCTACTCCATCAGGAGATGCAAGTAAGTCGAAAGCTGATTCAATTGAGGCAAACTCAATCACGCTAAACATTACAGCAAGACCAATCGAATCCGGAGACAATCTTATTCTCAGAGTAATCGCGGGTGTGGGAGATGCAAACTATGCAGCATTCCTAACAACAGCACCAGCATTACCAACATTTATTTAAGGAGATAATCGAATATGGAAAAGACACTTAAACTTGGTGACAAGGATTATCGCCTTCATTCATCACTATTTACGATCATTGACTATCGTAATGTATTCTCAACAGAGTTATTTAGTGATATCAAGAAACTAGAAAAAACGAATATCAAAAAAGAAGATGATATATCGACTGTGATTGACACCATCTTCCGAATTATATATGTACTACATAGACCTTTCAGCAAACAATCCTATAATGACTTCTTGATGTCATTGGATTTTTCTGTACTAAGTAATCAGAGTGAACTGGAAAATCTGACGAATACGATAGGTGAAATGCTGGGTACGTTTCAAAAAGGATCCACACCCAAACTACCCACAAAGAAATGATGATGTAAACATAACAGCGAACATCATATTCAACCTTGCTCATTTAGGAATCTCTATTGAAGATACAAAGAACTTTGACATAAATACCTATTTTGAGATTGTTGAACTTGAAATGAATGTTATTACAGGGAAACAGTCATCAAAAAGAGCAACGCAAAGAGATATAGATAAATTCCTGTTATAGGAGGTGAATATTAATGGCAGAAACAGTCAAAGGACTAAATATCAAACTAACTCTTGATGGTAAAGATTTAGAAAATGAATTAAACGGAATCAAGAAAGAACTCAAGGAACAGAATAAAGACTTAAGAGCGATTAATACCAACCTTCGATACGATAGTAGCAATCTTGATTTATGGAAGCAAAAGCAAACCAAACTAAATGATATCTTGGTTCAAACCAAGAAGAAACTTGAAACTCAAAACCAGGAACTTGATCGCGCGAAAAAAGCTGTTCAAGTCGGTGATATGAGTCAAGAAGAGTTTAATAAGCTCAAACGAAACGTCCAGTACACCGAAGCAGAAATTGCTAAGATGAATGGACAGTTGGAAAAAACATCAGATAAAATCAAACAGCTAAGTAATGCTAATTTTGAAAAGATTGGTAAGCTTGGTTCGACATTAACGAAAAGTGTGACGGTACCTATTTTGGGTGCCGTTTCTGCTTTAACAGCCTTCTCAGTGAAGGCAGCATATACTGCTGATGAAATTGGAGACACAGCTGAGAAGATTGGGTTATCTGCTGAAGCCTTTCAAGAGTGGAATCATACTGCGACCATTTTAGGTGTCTCAACTGAAAGAATGGAACGTGCGTTTGTTAAGGTAAATGGTATTCTTGGTGAAATTGCAACAGGTAATGGCGATAAGTATGCTGAAAGTTTAGCACTTATAGGATTATCACTTGATGATTTAGAAGGAAAAAATACAGATGAAGCATTCAATCTAATTCGAGATGCTTTAAGTGAAGTAGAAGATGAAGCTGTACGACTTGGTGTAGCTAATGATTTACTAAGTGAAAGAGTTGCAGCTGATATCATTCCGGTGTTAACTCAAGAAGCATCTACAATAAATGATTTAAGAAATGAAGCTAGAGAACTTGGTATTGTTACAAATGAACAAGCAGCTCAAGCGGGTGAGTTTACCGATGCACTAGATCGCACAAAACAAGCTGTATCAAGTTTAGGTATTGATCTAGCAAGTACACTGTTACCAGTTATCCAGGAACTGATCATCAAAGTCAGAGACAATGTAATTCCTACATTGAAAGACTGGATTGATAAATGGAATAATATGGATTCAGGTACAAAAAAAATTATTGCTACTTTGACTGGACTCGTAGCTGCAATAGGACCAGTGTTATCTGTTGTAGGTAAAGTTGGTCCTCTTTTAAATGCTGGATCGATGGCTCTTAAAGCTGTAGGAATATCTGGAATATTTGCTGGAGTAGGAATCAATGCTGCTACTTTAGGTATTGGTGCTCTCATTGCAATATTAGCAGTAGCCTTGTTCCAAAGTGAAGAGTTCAAAGCATTATTAGGAAGGCTTATGGAAACATTCATGCAGTTACTTCCACCTATCTTAGCAATTGTTGATAGTCTCATGACAGCTCTTCAACCAATCCTAGATGTAATCATTGATTTGGTTGTTATGTTAGTCGATCTATTAGTTCCAATTCTAGATGTTATCCTTATGCCACTCATCACTCAGATCCAAATGTTTGCTGACATATTAGGATTGTTAGCACCACTGATTACCATTGTAGGAGAAGTATTAAATGCAATTTTAGTTCCAGCAATTAACGTACTTAAAACAGTACTTGAACCAGTGCTCAATGTTGTACAGAAGATTGTTGAATTTATCCAAAAAATATTTGAGTGGATTGGAGACTTGCCGTCTAAAATAGGTGATTTTGGTGGCAAGGTAAAGGATACGTTTTCAAGTGTGACAGAAGGTATATCAAACATTGCTAATAAAGTAACCGATGGTATAAGTGATTTTGCATCAAATGCAGCTGATAAGGTGAGTGGTTTCTTTGGAGGTATTGGAGATTTCTTTTCTGATACATTTAACCTAAAAGGATCAAGCACAGTCAACAATTCAAACTCTAGCACATCAACAAGCAACACAAACAACATTACCATAAATACAACATCACCAACCTTTGATGTGGATTCCATCAATAAGGCATTAGGAGGTAGTGTGATATGATCAGACAATTTTATCTAGAAAACGAGTATGGCGATATCTATTATTTCAATCACAAGAATCAGACACTTATTTCGCAAGTGAGTGGTTTAGGCTTTTCTTTAGATATGAAGTATTTAGAATATAGCCGATTTTATTCTCGTTCTGAATATAACATTCCTTTGTCGGAGATTACAGAAACGCTTATCTTCTTAAAGGGATATCAGGGATACAAGTCCTTCGTGGATTTCATTAGTAAGAGCAACAAAGAATATAAATTACATTATCAAAACGATGCTTTTAGTGCTTATTGTTATGTGGACATTGCTAGTTTATCAAAAGCGGAGTTAATCGCAGGTACAATTCAAAGCAACATCGTATTTAAGAAGTTATCTCTTTGGCTGAAAGAAAAATCGTATGAGATTATCGCTAATGGTTCATCGAGTGGTAAGGTTTATCCATACTCTTATCCATACTATTATTCAAGTTCATATGAAGGTAAGGTCTTTATTAGAAATGAAGGATTAAATGATGCACCTATTGTTATTGAAATGATAGGTAGTGTGATTGATCCAGAAGTACTAATCAAGAAGAATGGAGAAGTGGTATCGACGTTACGTTTATATTTAACTGCAGAAGATATAACCATTACCATTAACTCTATACCAAGTAAGCAAGAAATGGTACTGGATGAATCAGGTGTTGTTACTGATATATATGGATTACAAGACTTTGAAGAAGACAATTTTATCTTCCTTGAACATGGAGATTATGAAATTGAATTCAAACCAGGCGTAGCTACAGAATCGATTTGCAGGGTGACAGTCCTAGAAGGCTATTTAGGCATATAGGATATGAAACTACTATTTCTTGATCGTAGCACGCTGCAGTACAAAGATAACGCATATGTCAGTAACCAGTTTGAACTCGCACTTGATATGGTACTTATAAAGAGATCAACATTCAAAGTGAATAAGACCAACATAAATTGTACCATAGGAGATATTGTTGTTCTTAAGAATGATGTCTATTCATATATAGGAATCTTAGAAAGTATCGAATTAAATGATGATTACACAACGAACATTAAGTCTCTCGATTTTAGGGAGATTTTTAATTTGGATATACCTGCTACAAGTTTTACAGGTGACCTTGCGGATTATCTATATCAAATAATCACAGACTATTTCAAGAACAACACGGATCAAAAACAGAATCTATCCTATTTGACAGTAAGTAAAGAAACGAGCGTGTCTGGTAGTCTTAGCTTTGAGTCTGATAACATCATTAAAATGTCAAAGATATTTGAACTTGTATCAAAAGGATATGGTATAAGCTTTAGCACCGATGTCACCTATCTTAGAGGACGTATTACTGGTATTATCTTTAGGATTGTTAGCGTCAATCAAGGCATGGTGATTAAGAGTGATTTTTCATCAATCTTGAATGTAGAAACCAATGATTCCACCAGCCAACTTGTGAATAAGGTCGTATATTATCCAAGAAGCGACAATCAAACCTATCAATCAATCAAGACATATTATTTACTTACAACTGGAGAAATCACGGAAGATGGTACTTCAGAAGATAGATACACAAGTGTTATGGCCAAAAGCTATATCTATACCGATAACGATTATGAAACACTAGAAACCAAAGCAAGAAGTGAAATGGTAACATCCAAACTTGATCACAATATAACATTTACAATTGACATGAAAAACAGGGTTTTTATTCCTTTTGAGAATATCTATCTTGGTGATTATGTCTCTTTCATTCATAAGGAGAAAACATACGAATCAGTGATAACAGGAATCAGATTCAAAGATTCAATGAATTATGCAACGATAACGTTAGGAGAATATCGAGTGAAATTAACAGAAAAAATACAACTACTCAGTAAAAATTCAAGTAGTGGTTCAACAAGCAATATCACAATAACCAATACAGATATCGATGGAGGTGAGTTCTGATGGGATTACAAAAAATCACCTTTGAAGGTGGTAATGTCACTTCAAAGATGGATTCCGATTTATATCATTTTCTTTTTTCAAGTGATGTTGGAATCTTAAAAGGATTAAAAAGTGAATGCGGTTATACGTTAGCCAATAACACTATTACCTTCAGTGATGGCTATGTTTCAGTATATGGAAGAATCATATATGTTGAAAATCAGACAACGATCGGAGTAACTCCTGATTCAAGTAAGTATGGATATGTTGTTTTAGGTGTAAATACATCTGATAACACCGTGAGTTTATATCTGAAAGAACAAACAGGTAGTTATCCATCCTTAACAGTAACAAATCTTCTAATGACAGATGGATTATATGAGTTGGCTTTATGTGCTTATGCGAAAACGACAACATCTGTGACACTGACAAGTTACACAAGGAAACTTATCAGTAACGATAAAACGAGAGTGGATGAGTTAGATGATGAAGTATTAAGTCGTTATCTACCAAAGCGAAGAACATTAAATCAAGTAACTAGTGGTACCTATCGATTTTCCGGTACAAGTTCTGTTGAACTAAG